ACAGCATATGCCGCTGGTGATATTTTAAAAGATGTAGCAGATGTTTCAGATGGAATCGCTATTAGTTATGCAGGTTATCCTGAGAGATTAGCAGAAGCAGCAACTGCTGCTAAAGATTTAGGAATGAATTTAAGCGATGTTGACAAAATTGCAGATTCATTACTTAATTTTGAACAATCTATCGCAAAAGAACTTGAAGCTGAATTAGTTACAGGTAAAGACTTAAATCTTGAAAAAGCAAGACAAGCAGCTTTAGATAATGATTTAGCCACAGTAGCAAAAGAATTAGCTAATCAAGGTGTTTCCTCAGCTGAATTTGCATCAATGAATAGAATTGAGCAAGAAAAAATGGCATCAGCTTTAGGTATGAGTAAAGACCAAATGGCTAAAATGCTCCTTCAGCAAAAGCTTAGTTCAGGTATCTCTGAAGATGCTTTAAGTGCGGCTGAAAAACAAACTCTTGAACAATTAAAACAAGAAGAAGCAGCAGAAAAATTTAAAAAAGCTGTAGAAAAAATTCAACAAGCATTAGCCCCCATTGTAGAACCTCTTGCTGATATTTTAGCTGGTGTAGCTGGAATTGTTTCTGGATTTTTTCAATTATTGGGATATGTCGGATTATTAAAACCTCTTTTATATGGTATTGTAGCAGTTGTAGCTATGATAGGGATAGGAAAAGCTGTTAAGGGTTTTAAAGAATTTAAAGACACTGTTACAGAATCATTTGAAGCTGTTAAAGGTATTGGAAAAGGAGTTGCAGATTTAGCATCAGGTAAAGGTACAGATTCTTTAAAATCTGCTTTTGGTCTTGGAGATAATAAAGCAGGAGAAGCTGCTGGAAAAGCAGGAGAAGGAGCAGGTAAAGCAGCCGACTCAACTAAAGGTGTTAAAGGAAATATGGGTAAAGAAATTGAAAAATTTCTAAAAGGTGTTGGTAGAGGTCTTACATTCATAGGTCAAAACTTTGCTGACATACTAAAAGGTAGTTTAGCTTTATTAGTAGCCGCACCTGGATTAATTGCTTTAGGATTAGCCGCACCTGGATTATTTGTTTTATCTATGATCCCAGGCCCTGCTATTAATGCAGCTCTTAAAGGAGTAGCTAGAGGTATAATGTTTTTTGGAAAAAACTTTGGTGATGTCGCAAAAGGTGCTTTAGCTTTAGGACTTGCAGGATTAGCTTTAGGTGGTGGATTTGCTTTAGCTATGATGATGATTAAAGATGTAGATGCAGGTCAAATGCTTGCTTTTGCAGGTTCATTAACTATGTTAGGTTTAACAATGGCTTTATTAGGTACTTTAGGTGCAAACGTATTTATGGGAGCAGCAGCATTAGCCGTATTAGGAGTAGCTATGATTCCTGCAGCATTAGCCTTTAGCCTACTATCAGGACTTGATGTAGGAGCTATGATTGCATTCTCTATTGCTTTACCATTGTTAGCATTAGCAGCAGCTGGTTTAGGATTTTTAGCACCATTTATTATGGCAGGTGCAGGTGCATTAGCAGTATTAGGATTAGCTTTAATCCCAGCTTCAATAGCATTTGGTATGCTTGGTGAAGTAGATACAGAAGCAATAATGTCATTTACTAAATCAGTTGGAGCATTAGCTTTAATGGCAGCTGGTTTAGGATTTTTATCATTCTTTATTTATTCAGGTGCTGCTGCTTTAACAGTATTAGGATTAGCTTTAATCCCTCTTGCTACTGGATTTTCACTGATGGCTAATGCTGATGGAGCTTCAATAGTTAGTACTTTAGTCGAATTAGCAGCCGTATCTCCTGGATTATTCTCTACAGCAGCTGCATTATATGCTGTAGCTGGGGGTATAGCAGCAGTAGCTGTTGCTGGTTATTTAGCAGTACCCGCAATGGCTTTAATGTCAATGTTTGGTGGTGGTGGAGAAGGTGGAGAAAGTAAAAAAGATGAAGGTTCACTTAAAAAAGTAGAAGAAAAATTAGATCAATTAATAGCCATAGTATCAGCAGGTGGAGATGTTTATATGGATGGTGAAAAAGTAGGAAAAGCATTACAATTATCGAGCTCTACAATGGGCTAATATTTATAATCAAAACAATTAATTCATAACACAATGGCAATCTTAGACAAATTACAAACAGGGGGTTCAGTTCTTTCAAACCTAAATGGTGGTCAAGCTACTATCCCAAATTTTAAGGACTCAAAATTACACAACACTTACTCTATTAATGGAGAACCTAATGTTCCTAAAAAACCATCTCCATCAGAGTTAGATTTAAATGGCGCAGTTCCTAGTAATAATTATAGAGCTAACGCTCCCGAAGGAAGATCATTTTAATCTATGCCCTTAATAAATCTCCAAACTAACCTTAAATCATTAAAGTTTGGGAATGACAGGCCTGGAGGTGGTTCTAGTAACCAACCTTATATTAGGCAAGATATCCCAATAGGGGATCTCCCTGCTAAATCAGGACCTGATTTTTTATTAAGAAATGGATTTTTAGCTCCTATTGATGCCGTAAAAGATGTAAGTCGATTAACACAAATGTTTTTTGACTTAAAATCTCCTAATGGACTTTTATTTATTGCTAAAGAAAATTTATTATCTCGTACCGCAGTTAAAACCGAAGCTTCTAAAGGGCCGGGATATGGTGGGGGCAATGTTAATGCTGGAATATACACACCACTAGGTACATTATTAACAGCCGCAGGGGGATTTGCTGGTTTACATTTAAATTTATTAGGTTTAGATCCAACAACTCCTCAAGCAGGTACTCCTACACTTTTACCTATTGGTGCTGGATTAAATCGTTATGAAGATGTTGTAAGAATTTCTAACAATAATGGTGAAAATAGACTTCTTAAAATTTTAAACAATACAGATCCTGTAAACATATTAACCTATTCAGGAGGTCCTGGGGCTGCACTAGGAGTAGGTGAAACAAATATTAAATACGCTAGTGGTGAAAGAACAAACACTGTAAAAACCAGACGTACTCGTTCAGAAACTACTCAACGTACTGTTGAAAGTTTTGTTTCTTCATCAGGAGCTAGTAGTATTTATTCAACACGAACTGGAACTGAATTATCAGATTCTTTTACTACTGATGCTGGTTATACTAATGAATTAAATTTAGGAGAAGTAGGTACCGGAAATGGAAATTCTACAACTAACGAAAATTTAACTCCTGCTACAAAAGTAGCAGATAAGACCTATCAAACAGTTAGACCTAGTGGTAAAACAACAGGTAGTTGGGTTGACCCTGTTGTTGAAGGTGCTTCTAAAAAATTTGAAGAATTTGGAGGTGAAGGCTTAACTAATACTATCTCCCCAGATGGAGGTAATACCTGGGATAATACTTCAGCACAAACAACTACTAAACCTAATTCATTAGAAATTAATCCTAATTTACCTGGAACTGAAAGACCAAATGGTAAAACAACAGATGATTTTATAGATCCTATTATTGCTGGGGCTTCGAAGAAATTTGAAGATTATGGTGGTGTTGGGTTAGTTAATACTTTATCTAAAGATGGAGGTAATACCTGGGATAACACATCAGCCCAATCAGGAACTAAACCTAATTCATTAGAGGTTAATTCTAATCTACCCGAACCTAACAGACCAAATAGTAGAACTGAAAGTGATTTTGTATCTCCTTTAGGAGTATCAAATCCTGATCTTCCAACTTCATATAATTCTTTAACTGGAAGATCTATTAAGAATAATATTTCTAAGGATGGAGGTTTTACTTGGGATCCTGCTTTTGATAATAAAGCTACTAAAGGTCCTTATGCTAATCAAAAATTAAATTCTCAATTACCAAAACCTATAGTTAAATCCTTACAAACCCTTTCAGGGACTCAACAAGGTGGGGTTAGAATAAATTACCAAAATGCTACTAGTGAAACAACTAAAATAATTTTAGATAGTGGTGTTACATTAGAAAATAATGGTGTACCTTACTATGCTAAAACTACTAAAGGAAGCTTTTTTGGTAAAGAAGAAAATACTCAACTTACTGAAGTTGCTTCCATTCCAGTTTCTGTAGTTACCTCAGGAAGTAATCTTGAAGGTGGGGTTACAATAAATTATGAAGGTGTTATTGGTGGGAGAGGTGTTTCTTCTTTATGGAATAGATTTGCAGAAAGTAATGGCCTTGGTATTTTTAGCACATTAGATACAGATTACCAAAATAAATACGGTTTTAGTGTTAACTATTTTGGTACTTTTAACCCAACCCCATTAAGAAAAGCAAATAATTCTGCTACCTATACAATGGAGCAAATTGCTTCAGAAAACTTAAATGGTAGCAATAATGTAGGAAGTCCTATTTTAAGTGATTTTAGAGATAAAGCTAGAAATTCAAATATAATAGCAGCCCCTTACATAATGGGGTCATATATTGATTATAATGCTAAAAAGAAAGACACTAGACTAAAAATGGGTAGCCCTGGTAAAAGAAAAACTGTATACAATTATACTGCTGGTCAGGGAATGATAGATAGAGTTAATGGTTCAGGAGTTATAGACGGGGCACCTAATTTTACTCAATACCCAGATTTAGTTAATTTTTCTATATCCATTATAGATAATGCTTCAACTCAACAGAAATTAAAAACTATGCACTTTAGGGCATTTATTGATAGTTTTAATGATGGGTATTCCTCAGATTGGGGTAGTATCCAATATGTAGGTAGAGCAGATAAATTTTACAATTATAAAGGATTTGATAGAAAAATATCCATGGGTTTTACAGTTTATGCTCAATCTAGAGAAGAAATGCAAGGGATGTATGAAAAATTAAATTACTTAGCTTCTTCTCAAGCTCCATCATATGCTAATGGTGGTTTTATGAAAGGAAACATGGCAAGAATAACTCTTGGTAATTACATTAATAATCAACTTGGAATTATAAAAGGTTTTACGTATGATGTTCCTAATGATTTTTCTTGGGAAATAGGAATTGATGAAAATGGAGATGGTGGAGATACTCAATTGCCAATGGGTATTAAAGTATCTGGTTTAGATTTTGTTCCAATCCAGGAATTTGTACCTTCAATCGGGGGTGGTGATTATATAGCTCAAAATATTGGATAATGAATAGATATTCAACTATACAAACTGTAAAAAATATTAATGAAAATGTAGGGACATTAGGTGATGTTTATTACAAACCTAATTATTATCCTGAAATTCCATTAAGGGAAGATGACATTTATGTTTTAACAGATGTTGGTGATAGATTAGATTTATTAGCTAACCAGTTTTACCAAGACCCTTCATTGTATTGGATTATTGCTTGTGCTAACCCTGATGTTGTTAGTTTTGGTTCTTTATTTTTAAGAGCTGGTGCACAATTAAGAATTCCTATAAACACACAAGAAATCATAAGAAGTTATATCAATTTAAATAATGTGTAATGAGTATTATTGGTAATCCTTTTGAAGATTGGGTCAAAAAACAAATTAATGTTAGACAATCTGCGGTGGCTAAAATGGATGAAAAATCTCTTTTAGCTTATACCACAAAAACTCCTTGGCTTAGATTAGCAAGTTCTGTTTCTATGTTACAATCAATAGAGGGAGATTCTATTAAAGATGGAGCTACAGTCTATGAAAGATTAAAAGCATCTAATATTTTTACTCAATCCCAACTTAATAATATGTTGGGAGCTGATTTAGCTAAAAATTTTGTTTTATTTGGTGGTGCCTCTAGTTATGGGGGTAATATGCCTGCTGGTTTAAATCCTAGTGATCAAACTTTCGGAGGTGCTTATGGTTGGGGTTCATTGGGAAGTTCTAGAACAAAAAGAGGATATGTTCCTATGCCTGGTCTTACTGGGTGTTCTTTTGAATATAAAAATGATGGTGCTTTAGCTTTTGCTAAAGTAGATATGGTAGCATATAGTGAAGACCAATTTCAAATTATTGATATTTTATTCCAAAGACCAGGCTATACTTGTTTATTAGAATTTGGGCATAGTTCTTTTTTAGATAATAATGGTAACCTACAATATGCAGGACAAGGTAATTATACTTACCAAACTGAACCTTTTATAGAATTATTTAATGAATCACGAGCTAACAATGCTAACTTTTCTACTTTAGTAAGAAAAATTAGAAATGAAAAAAAGAAGTGGTGTGGTAATTATGAAGGATTCTTTGGTAAAATTACTAAATATAATTGGTCAATCCAAAATGATGGTAGTTATAAAATCACTGTAGAATTAGTAGGTGCTGGTGATTTATTAGCTTCACTTAAAACTAATTCTGGTCCTATTGGTGAGAAAAATACCTCATTATTAACTGGGGCCAAAATTGATAAACCCTCAGAAAAAGAAGAAGAAGATGCTGAAGCTGAAGGAAACGAAGCAGAAAGAATCCCAGTAATTGCTGATGCGGTATCATCAAGATTAAATTTAGAACTTTTTAATCTTTATATGACTATGCCTGGTGGTGGTAGTACTGACTGGGGTACTTTTGCCACAGTACTTATTTCTGATTTCCCATTTTATGACAAAGAAACAGGAAAAACCACCACCAAACTATATTCAGATTTAACTGGTAGATTTGGTTTTGGTATAGATAGCGCTCAAAATCCACAAAAAGATAAAATGGTTTATCTTAGATTTATTACTTTTTTAGCAGTTCTCCAAAAACTTGTAAATATAAAGGATGATGCTGGAAATTATGCTATAAATTTTGATTTTAATTTTGAAAATCCTGAAGATGATGAAAATTATATCTGCACCTTCCCAGGGAATTTTTCAGGGGATCCAAATGAAGTTCTTATTAACTATACAAATGTTACTAGTACTATTACTACAGCAGTAAGCTTAGTAACTGCTACAGATATTAATGAAGAATTAGGCAAAAGACCTTCTGTTTCTTTTCAACATGATAGTGATAGATCTTTAGGAAAATTAGCAAATGTTTTTGTTGAAATTGATTTTATTACAAAATGTTTATATGAATTAAGAGATGAAGAAACTGGAGATGTCCCATTTTATCCTTTCTTAAAAAAAGTTTTAGATGCTATAAATAGAAACTTAGGTGGAATTAATACTTTTAGAGTATTATACGATGAAGTAACAAATACTGTTACTATTATATCTGAAACCCCTCAAAACTCAGTTGAAAATAATCCTGATCAACTTGCTACATTTAATACTTTTGGTTTAAATGATGATGGTAAAGAAGGATCTTTTATTCGTAGTTTTGATTTAAAAGCAGAATTGAATGAAAGTTTTGCTACTTTAATATCTGTTGGCTCTCAAAGCAATGGTTCCCGAAATAATGCTAACGCAACAGCTTTTTCTACCTATAATAAAGGATTAATTGATCGTCTTACCCCAATTAAAGCTGAAGCAACAGAAGACGAAGATGACTTAGATGATAATGCTCCTAAAGATGAATTTGATGCTTTATGGACTGAAGAAGTAGCAGATGCTTTTGATGAAGTTTATGAAGGATATGAATTAGGAAGTGATTATGTTTCACCTTTAAAAAACGTAGTTGGTAACTGGTCTAAAAAAGCACAAGCTAAGCTGTATCAAGAAGGAAAAAGTGAACCTAATATATTTTTACCTTTTAATTTTAGTATGACTCTTGATGGTTTAGCTGGGATGAAAATTTATGAAGCATTTAGAACCGATGGTAAAGGTCTTCCTTACCAATATAAAACTGATTCAATTGGTTTAATTATTAAAAGTTATTCTCATAGTGTAGGTTTAGATGGGTGGACTACAAAAATAGAAACTATTTGTAAACCTTTAACCACAAATTCTACGGGTCAATCTACTAGAACTACAGATTCAGGAACAATTGCTCCGGGTAAACCAAAAACTTACGTTAAGAAAAATCAGGGTGGAGAAAACGCCCCACCTTTACCAGCACCTGCCCCAGCTCAAAACAATGAAGATGAAAAAGTTAGAGTTGTTTTACGTCGTATAGCTGATAACGGTCTTGCTACTTATGGGGTTATGTGGGTGTTTGATAAAGATGAAAAAACTGTTTTATATACTTTAGCTACAATTGAATTGCCTTGGAAAAACAATCAGAATGGGGTAAGTTGTATTCCTCCAAATGATAAATATAGGGTTAAAGCTATGGTTAGTAGTAAATATGGGGGTTGTTTCCACGTTATAGGTAATGAAAAAAATGAATGGAGATACGATCAACTTAGAGCAGGAGCAAGTGATCAATATTCAAGAAGCTCAGTTCTAATTCACACAGCTCCTAAAGCTGTTGGTTGGTTAATGGGTTGTATAGGCCCTGCATTTACATTTAATGGAACCCAAGTTACCGGTACCTCAGATAAAGGATTTGATTCTTCAGGAAACAATTACACTTATACCTTTACAGGTACTGCTGGTGATCCTAAATCAACTGGTACTTCATATTTAGATCCTGCTAAAGGTCAATCATCTCAAGCATTAGCTAAAATGTATGGCACTTTAGCTCCTGAAGGTAGTTTTAAAATGAGAATTAAAAATTTAGGTGATGTAGGACCTGGGCAATTACCTAAGTCAATATATGATCAAAAAGTTAAGGACTATGTAAAAGAGTATTCTGCACATATAGCGCCAATATTTAAAGATTTAAAAGGATTTGGATAATGTACATACCAAAGAACAGAGTAAAAACTAATTTATTTACCGGCGGAGGTGAATACCAAAAATTCATTGATGGAACTGAATACAAGGGATTTTATTGGGCTACTTTCGATGGGAGATTCTTTACGGGTAAAAATCCTGATGATCTCCCTAGTGAAGAATTAGTTACTATTGATCAAAGCAAACTTCTTTGGGAATTAACCCCACCAGAAGGAGCTATTTTTATAGAAAATTACGCTGAAAACTACGATTTCCTTACCTACCAGAACCAAACTCAAAATATGGATATGGTAAATGATTATAATCGAGTTAAAAAAATTGATGTAAGTAAAGTTAGAAAGATCCCAACAACTTATTATCCACAACCTACTTTAGATGATTATAAATTAGGAGCTTTTACAAGATATTTTTGTACTAAAGTAAATGAAACTGTTTTTATTGAATTAAATAAAGAAACATTCTTAAAAATACGCAATAAAAGTAGGGACTATGATTGGGCTATGTATCGATTATTTAAGCTCCCATGGACCCTAAATGGAACTTTAGAAGAAGTAGAAACTATTAATAGAAATATGGTTTTGATTGCTGAAAGAAGGATTAAAAAAAGAGGATTACAAGAATTTCTTAATTTTAATTACGGTAAATTTTATGATGCTTCTAAAAATCCACCTTCTGAGGAATTTAAAACTTACCAAGTTTCATTAAATTCTAAAACTAGCGGGGAGATTCCATAAATTTTCCTTATATTATTGGAAAACAAAAGTTATGTATTGGTTGATTGAAAGTCAAGATCAATTAGAAGAGTTATATAATAGTGGTTTCGAAGATGCATTCGTTGAGATAATTCCTTACTCAAACAAAATTCATCCTGTCGAAAACGGTATTTGTGCTATCTATATTCGACCGTTAAATTCAACAAAAGGATACATTACATCGATTGACCATAGTGAGACTTTGTCGCTTAATATAAACGAGGTAAAACGTGTATTAGATAAATTTAAACGTGTATATGTACGCGATAAGAAAGAGTTTTTACATTATTTTATTTTAAAAGGGCTCTTTGACATTACACTTAACTCGCCTCCGTATATACAAGAATATACACAAACTCATTCTTATTTTTACCAAAAATTCCCAAACAAAAAAGATATAAACCGCATTATTCCGATAGTAAAACACTATGAATATTGTAAGAAAACTTTTGAAGATCTAAAAGACAGAATAAATGAGCCAATTAACAAGTTTTACAATGACAGAGCCACAGTGGTGTTCAACGCCATTGAAAGAAGTGGTTTACGAGTTAACAGAGAAGAATTTGAATCGCGTTTTCACTTACTCGATTCAGAATACACCTACACTCAATTCAACTTTAAAACCCTTACAGGACGACCCGCAAACCGATTTGGAGGAGTAAATTATGCCGCAATTAATAAAGAAAATGGAGACAGAAAGTGTTTTATCCCGCGTAACGACTATTTGTTTGAATTGGATATTAGCGCTTATCATCCTACCCTTTTGGCTAATCTTGTGGACTATGATTTTGGTGAGCGAGATATTCACTCTGCTTTTGCCGAAATGTACGGGGTGGATTATCAAAAAGCTAAAGAATTAACATTTAAACAACTATACGGAGGAGTATTTGAACAGTATAAGGAGCTGGAATTCTTTAAAAAGGTTCAAGTATATACTGACGAGTTGTGGGCAAACTATCAAGAAAATGGTTGGATTGAGAGCCCTATTTCGGGGCATATTTTTGCCGAGTGGAATTTAGAAGATATGAAACCACAAAAGTTGTTGAATTATGTTCTTCAAAACTTGGAGACGTCTACAAACGTTTGTATATTGTGGGAAATATTTAGGTTATTAAAAGGTAAAAATACTAAATTGGTATTATATACTTATGATAGTTTTTTGCTTGACCTTGATAAAAATGAAAAAGAAGTTATAAAAGAAATATTAAAAGTTTTTAACCAACACAAGTTACAGGTAAAATATAGTTATGGAGACACATACGATTTTAGATAAATCCCCTCATATGTATAAGGTAGACGATTTCATTGATTTTTCTACTTTAAATATACGCGATTTGAATAATAAACTGTTTTGTACATTTTCCACACTTGAAGATTTAGATAATCTAATTGATGGGATTACATCTAGATACAAGGTGATGTACGATAAAATATTTGTATTACACGTCAAGAGTAATGATGAGTACGTTTGTACTTATAACATTGATCAGGGTAACGTGTCTGATATCCCCCCTAATACTATTTTAGTTCACCGTAAAAAGGAATCTAATACACTTTATACTATTAACGCTTTGAATGAATTAATTAAGCGTTTAAATGGTGGTGTAGTTGATACTAGATTTCCTATTGAATGGCAACATTATAAAAATACTATTCTACTTACTCAACACGATGAATTAAAACAATTAAAAACCAAGATTTACAAAATTATTGAACTTTAATTTGGTGTCCATACCAAAGGTTATTATATTTAGTTACATTAAAAATTAGTTACATTATGGATTTAGACGTAATCAAAAAGCGCTTGGACTCACTGAACAAGCAATCAACTAACAGTGGTGGAGGTAATAAAAACCTCTTCTGGAAACCCTCAGTCGGTAAACAACTTATTCGTGTTGTTCCTTCTAAGTACAACAAATCAAACCCATTTTCGGAAATGATGTTTTACTACGGTATTGGTAGTAAACGCGTAATGGCTTCACCTACTAACTGGGGTGAGAAAGATCCTATTATGGAGTTTGCTAAACAACTTCGTGGTACAAACGATAAAGAAAATTGGCGTTTGGCTAAAAAACTTGATGCTAAAGTTCGTGTTTTTGCTCCTATCGTAGTTCGTGGTCAAGAAGACGAAGGTGTTAAATTGTGGCAGTTTGGTAAAGAAGTTTACCAAGAATTCTTGAATATGGCTGCTGATGAAGAAATTGGTGATTTTACTGATATTGTTTCAGGTCGTGATATTAAATTAACGACTGTAGGTCCTGAAGTTACAGGTACTCCTTACAACAAAACTTCAATTGGTCCTTCATTAAAAACATCTCCACTTTCAGATAGTGAAGATACAGTTAAATCTTTACTTGAAAATCAAGCTGATCCTTTGAAAGTATTTAAACCACTTTCTTATGATGAGATGAAAGAAGCACTTCAAGAATGGTTGTCACCTGAAGATGAAGAAGAAGGTGATATTGTTTCTGAACCTGCTGAAGATTTCGATTCTGATATTAAAGAATCTCCTAAATCAAATTATAGTCTTTCAACAGCTCCTAAAAAAACAAAAACAGAACAGTTTGATGATTTGTTTGGAGAAGAAGATGACGATTTACCATTTTAATTAAAACAATATGCCAAGAGGAAAAACTAAAAAGTCTCTATCGGAGGCAGTCTCCTCTGAAATTAAAGCGAACTTTAACCTAGATAGCTTTAAGAATAAGAAAGGACTGACATCAAAAGCTAAATTTAAAGAGCAAACCTGGATTCCACTTTCGGATGCATTTCAAGAAATTACTTCTGTACCAGGTATTCCTCAAGGCCATATTGTATTGCTTCGTGGGCATTCTGATACGGGTAAAACTACTGCTTTAATTGAAGCAGCCGTATCAGCCCAGAAGCGAGGCATTCTACCAGTATTCATTATCACTGAGATGAAATGGAACTGGGAACATGCTGTTCAAATGGGCCTTGAAGTTAATGAGGTTGTAGATGAAGAAACAGGAGAAATCCTAGACTATAATGGTAGCTTTATTTATGTTGATCGTGAAACAATTAATACAATTGAAGACGTAGCATCATTTATTTTGGATCTACTTGATGAGCAGAAAAAAGGTAATCTACCTTATGATTTGCTTTTCTTGTGGGATTCAATTGGTTCTGTTCCTTGTGAGATGTCTATTAAATCAAACAAGAACAATAATGAATGGAACGCAGGTGCTATGTCAACTCAATTTGGTAATAACGTAAACCAGCGTATTACATTGTCTCGTAAAGAGAGTAACCCATACACCAATACCCTTGTGTGTATTAATAAGGTATGGACTCTAAAACCGGAATCTCCAATGGGACAACCCAAGTTGATGAACAAAGGAGGATACGCTATGTGGTTTGATTCAACGTTTGTTGTAACATTTGGTAATGTTATGTCTGCAGGTACATCTAAAATTAAAGCAATTAAAGATGGTAAACAAGTAGAATTTGCCAAACGTACTAATATCCAGATTGATAAAAACCACATTAATGGTGTTACTACAAGAGGTAAAATTGTAATGACTCCACACGGTTTTATTCTTGATACTGATAAAGCTTTAAAAGCTTATAAAGATGATCATGGAGATGCTTGGAAAAGTATCTTAGGGGGCGTAGATTTCAATATAATTGAAGAAGATCAAGATTATACTGATATCGAAATCCACATCAACGAACCAGAATAAAATATGAAAAAGAAAGATTTACTTAAGCTCCTCGACAACCTTGATGAGCAAGGAGAAGAGACTGTAGAAGGACAAAGGATATTAATGATAGATGGTTTAAATCTATTCTTTAGAAACTTTGCAATGCTTAATGCTGTAAACCCTGATGGAGTCCATGTCGGGGGGCTTGGTGGATTTTTTCGATCACTGGGTGCTCTAATACGTCAAATTGATCCAACTAGTGTTTATGTAGTATTCGATGGGGCAGGTTCGGCTAATAACCGTAAAAACCTGCTCCCCGAATACAAATCAGGTAGAAACCTACAACGTATCACTAATTGGGAAGTATTTGATAGTCATGATGATGAAGATGATGCTAAAGTAGATCAAATTATTCGTATCATCCAATACTTAAAAACCTTACCAGTTAAAACTGTATCACTTGATAAAGTAGAAGCAGACGATATTATTGCTCATTTATGTACTGTATTGCCTGAGCAAGAAAAAGATAAAGTATTTATTGTTTCTTCCGATAAAGATTTTCTTCAATTAGTAAACAAAAATATTATTGTTTATAGACCAATGGAGAAAGAATTTTATACTGAAGAAGTAGTTAAAGAAAAATTTAATATGTCTCCTTCTAATTTTATCATTTATAAAACACTTATGGGTGATAATTCTGATAAAGTTAAAGGTGTTAAGGGTTTAGGTGAAAAAAAGTTGTACAAATTATTTCCTGAACTTCAGGAAAAAGATCTAACATTAGATGATGTTTATAACATCTGTGAAGGTAAATTTAAAGAACACGTAATTTATGCTCGAATTATTCAAGATATTGATGCATTAGAGAAAAATTATAAAATCATGGATTTATCAAATCCTATGTTAGATGAAAATGATAAAAATTATCTAAATCAGGTTGTAAAATCCAAAAACTTAAATTATATTCCTGACCAGTTCATAGCATTCTATAACGAAGATAAATTAGGTGGTATGATTAGGAATTTAGAGTTTTGGGTAAAAGATGTTTTTGAAAAATTAAGTTATAATAAATGACACTAGTAAGTTTAAACCAATATGGTACAGCATTCCAAATAAAAGTAATATCAGCACTATTAACTCATAAAGAGTTTTTAACTAATATTCATGATATTATTAGTGAGGAATACTGGGATAACCAAGCACATAAATGGATTATAAAAGAAATCCTAAGGTATTATGACAAGTACCACACAACTCCTTCAATGGATATTCTAAAAGTAGAATTAAAAAAGGTAACAAATGAGGTACTTAAAGTTTCAATTCGAGAACAACTTAGAGAAGCATATGAAGCATCAGCCGATGATTTAGAATATGTAAGAGAAGAATTTTCAACATTTTGTAAGAACCAACAATTAAAACAAGCACTTTTAAATAGTGTTGATTTGTTAAAAGCTGGTGATTATGATTCGATTAAGTCAATGGTTGAAAATGCTTTAAAAGCTGGACAAGATAAAAATGTTGGACATGAATATAATAAAGATGTTGAATCGCGTTATAGAGAAGATCACAGAACAGTTATCCCAACTCCCTGGGACCGTATCAATGATCTTCTACAAGGTGGATTGGGAAATGGAGATTTTGGTCTCATATTTGGTAATCCAGGAGGTGGTAAATCGTGGTCTTTAATTGCACTAGGTGGTTATGCTGTAAGATTAGGTTTTAATGTATTACATTACACACTTGAATTAGGGGAATCGTATGTAGGTCGTCGTTATGATGCTTTCTTCTCTAAAATCCCAGTAGATCGTATTACTCAAAACCGAAGTAAAATTGAAGAAATTGTACCTGAATTACCTGGTCAACTTATTATTAAAGAGTTTCCAACAGGTAAAGCAACAATTAACACGATTGAATCACATATTAAAAAAGTAACTGACTTAGGTGTTAAGCCTGATTTAATTATTATTGACTATGTTGATCTTCTTTCAACAAGAAAGCGTACTGCGGACCGTAAAGGAGAAATAGATGATATTTATATTAGCACTAAAGGGCTTGCTCGAGAATTAAATATTCCTATTTGGAGTGTTTCCCAAGTAAACCGTGCAGGTGCAAAAGATGATATTGTAGAAGGAGATAAAGCTGCAGGGTCGTATGATAAAATTATGATCACTGATGTATGTATTTCCCTCTCAAGAAAACGAAAAGATAAAGTTAACGGAACAGGTAGATTTCATATTATGAAGAACAGATACGGAATGGATGGTTTAACCTTTGGTGTAAAAGCCGATACCTCTACAGGCCATTTCGAAGTTCATGATTATGATCCAGATGATGAAGAAACAGAAACTACCTCACCTAACTCTAACAGTTATGATAGTTTTGATACATTTGATAAACAAATGTTGAAAAATAAGTTTTTTGAACTAAATTCCTAACTTTTTATTAAAAAATTAAATGGCAAAGAAAAAATCTCTATTGCAAGAACGTATTGTTTACAAACCGTTTGAGTACCCTCAAGCACACGATTACTGGATGAAACAGCAACAAGCACACTGGTTGCATACAGAAGTACCTATGATGAGTGATGTTAATGACTGGAAACAGAATTTAACTGAAACTGAAAAAAATATTGTAGGTTCTATTTTAAAGGGCTTTGCCCAAACAGAAACTATTGTTAACGATTATTGGTCTGGATTGGTAACTAAATGGTTTAGAAAACCTGAGGTGATAATGATGGCTACTACTTTCGGCGCATTTGAAACAATCCACGCTGAAGCATATTCACTTTTAAATGAAGAACTTGGACTTGATAACTTTGCCGAATTTATGGAAGATGAAGCTACAATGGCTAAGATTGAGAATCTTATGTCAGTTAGGGATAGTTTTAATAGTGAAAAGAATTGGCATGAAATCGCTAAATCACTCGCTATATTCTCAGCATTTACCGAGGGAGTTAATTTATTCTCTTCCTTCGCCGTTCTCTTATCTTTTAAAATGCGAAACAAGCTTAAGGGAGTGGGTCAAATTGTTGAATGGTCTATTAGAGACGAATCAATGCACTCCGAAGCCGGCTGCTGGTTATTTAGAACACTTATCGAGGAAAATCCTGAACTCAAGACACCAGAACTTGAAGCAGCAGTAAATGAAGCCGCTTTACTTTCTTTACAACTTGAACTTGATTTTATTAATAAGGTTTATGAACTTGGTGATCTAGAAGGTTGTAATAGATATGACCTTGAGCATTTTATTAAAAACAGAGTAAATACTAAATTATCAGATTTAGGATATAAACCAATTGTTGGCAATGTTGATATGAATGCTGTAGGAAGAATGAAATGGTTTGATCACCTCTCAGCAGGTAAACAACATACAGACTTTTTTGCAAACCGAGTAACTAACTATTCAAAAGGCCACATGGAGTGGGATGAAAGTATTTTTTAATTATGGATAACAACTTAATAGCAGATTTTACACAATGGGAAAGAGGTAAAGACTTTCCTGAATACATGGATGATGTAGCTTTGTCTACAATTTCAAAAGGATACTTACTACCAGGTGAAACCCCTCGTAAAGCATATAGACGAGTAGCACATGCTGTAGCTATGCGTTTAAATCGTCCTGATTTAGAAAATAAATTCTTTAAATATATTTGGAATGGATGGATTGGTCTTGCCTCTCCTGTTCTCAGTAACACTGGTACTGACAGGGGTTTGCCTATTAGTTGTTTTGGTATTGATACTCCGGATTCGATCCGTGGTATTGGACTCACTAACGCAGAGCTTATGCGCCTTACTAGTTATGGGGGAGGCGTGGGAATTTCCCTTAGCAGAATTAGACCTCGAGGAACAGAAATTCGAGGAAACGGAAAATCAGAAGGTGTAGTGCCTTGGGCTAAAATTTATGATTCAACTATTATTGCAACTAACCAAGGTTCAGTACGTAGAGGAGCAGCATCAGTAAATTTAGATATCAATCACTTAGATATTGATGAATTTTTACAAATTCGTAGACCTAAAGGGGATCCAAATAGACAATGTTTGAACTTGCACCAGTGTGTTGTTGTAGATGATGCTTTTATGCGTAGATTAAACGATAGAGATCCTGAAGCGATGAAGTTATGGCTTGAAATTCTTAAATCGCGTGTAGAAACTGGAGAACCCTATATTATGTTTAAGGATAATATTAATAAAGCAAATCCTCTAGCATATTTAATGAATAATTTAGATGTTTCTATGACTAACATCTGTACAGAAATTACACTCCATACAGATGAAGAACATAGTTTTATTTGTTGTTTGAGTTCTTTGAACTTAGCCAAGTATGATGAATGGAAAAACACAGATGTAGTAGAAACTGCGATTTACTTCCTTGATGGTGTGATGGAAGAATTTATTGAAAAAACCAATGGTAAAGATTCAATGATTCGTTCTCACAGACATGCTAAGAAAGGTCGTGCACTTGGTTTAGGTGTAATGGGTTGGCATACCTTCTTACAACAAAAAGGATTACCATTTAATGCTATTGCTTCAACAGCTTGGACTCATACAATTTTTAGTGATATTAAAAATAAAGCTGAAGCTGCTTCTCGTAAATTGGCAGTTGAATATGGTGAACCACTTTGGTGTAAGGGTACAGGTATGAGAAATACACACTTGTTAGCTATTGCTCCAACAGTATCTAACTCACGTATTAATAACTGTTCTGCGGGAATTGAACCCCAACCAGCAAACGTTTATGTGTTTAATGGTGCTAAGGGAACATTCATTGTTAAAAATCCTGAATTAGAAAAAGTATTAATCGAAAAAGGATACAACACAGAAAAAGTATGGGATCAAATCCTAGCAGATAATGGCTCAGTTCAAAACTTATCCCATGAAATTTTAAATGAGGACGAAAAAGAAGTATTCTTAACCTTCCCAGAAATCAACCAGTTAGCTCTAGTTCAACAAGCAGCAATTCGTCAAAAGTATATTGATCAAACCCAATCTCTTAACTTATCATTTGCCCCAACTGATTCACCAAAATGGATTAATCAGGTGCATATGGAAGCCTGGAAGTTAGGAGTAAAAACACTTTATTACCTAAGAACAGACTCAGTAATTAAAGGTGATCTTGGTTCAAGAACTGTAGATTGTGTATCTTGCGATGGATAGTAATATGTATAACCACATTAAAATAACTTATTATGAAAAATGTATTAAACTTTATTAAAAAAATTTTTACAATTGTTAAAGATTGGATCGTAGCTAATGGAATCGAAGGAGTTTTAGGACTTATTGCTGGTTTGATTTTGTGGGCGTTTGGTTACAAAATCTATGCTGGATTCGCATTTGGTGTATTTGCTACGCGAAACTGGGATTTGTTAAAATCTTGGGTAAAAGGTTTACTTAGTAAATAAAAAAAAGAAATATAGTTTTTAGAAAAGGGGATGCAATAGCATCCCTTTTTTTGTATTTATAACAAAACGTTTCACTTAATAGTTTCCCCATGATAAAATATATTAAAAATAAACTTATGGCATTCGGTGACATTTTTAAAGACAGCAATGACATCAACGAAAAAAACGTTGTTGGTTTCGCATCATTCGCAGTAATGGTGGTTTTTGCTGCCGTTGATATTATTACAGGTATTTTAGGTAAACAATTGTTAATTACCGATACTATTTTTAATTCATTTGTAATTATTACTTTAGGTTCATTTGGAATCGATGGTATTACAAAAATCTTCAGCAAAAAAGAAGAATAATGTTACTCAAATTAGGTTCACAAGGTAAAGAAGTAAAAGAACTTCAAGAATTTTTAGAAATTAGTGCTGATGGTGACTTCGGCCCAAAAACAGAAGCCGCTGTTAAAAAATGGCAATTAGCAAATGGTTTAATAGCTGATGGTATCGTAGGTCCTAAAACTTGGGATGCAATGGGATTAGCTACTACAGATGCTTCTGAAAAAGTTTATACCACAGATAATGGTTTAGTAATCCACAGACACTTCCTTCCAGTAGGTGAATATAAACAAGGTCCTATTAAGCCCGAGTGGGTATTTTTACACCACACAGCAGGTTGGCACAATCCTTATAAAACAATTGATAACTGGGGTCGGGATGATAGAGGTGCTATTGCTACCGAATTTGTATTAGGTGGTCCTTCAATTAAAGGGAATGACGACAAATACGATGGAGAAATGGTACAAGCATTTCCTGAAGGAAATTATGGTTGGCATTTAGGAGCAAATGGCTCCCAAACAATGCATAAAAATTCAGTTGCTATTGAAGTATGTAATTTTGGTTATGTTATTAATGGTAAAGCTTATCAAGGCACTACAGTCGCAGAATCACAGATTGTAGAATTATCAAAACCTTTTAGAGGACACAAAACCTGGCACAGATACTCAGACGCTCAAATTGAAGCTTTACATAAATGGATTTTATGGATTGCTGAAAGAGATAATATTGATGTAAGAGCTGGACTCCCCGCATTAGTTAAAGAAAAAGGTGCTGATGCTTTCGAATGGAATGCTGATGCTTATTATGGTAAAGTTAAAGGTCTTTGGACTCACACCAATACTCGAAAAGATAAAGTTGATATGTTCCCTCAACAGGAACTTATAGATATGTTAATTTCTCTATAATACAAAATGGAAACACCTCTAATGATGCTTACGACAATTATCGTTGCCTTAATAACGGCGGTTTTTGGGCCAATTGCTTTAGAATGGGCAAAAACTTATTTTGCAAAAAAGAAAGAAAAGCTAAATCCCGTAGATGAAGCTATACATTTAAATGCTTTAGTTGATGAACAACTTGATGTTATTATGAACGAATTAGGTTGTGATCGAGTATGGGTAACTCAGTTCCACAATGGTGGTCATTTTTACCCTACAGGAAAATCAATCCAAAAGTTTTCTATGTTTTATGAAAAAATTACCCCTGGTAATTTATCATCTCAACAAAGTTTCCAAAACGTTCCTGTATCATTATTTCCTAAAACAATGGCTGAACTTTATAAAAATGGAGAGATAGCTGTTTTAGATAAAGATGGAGAAGATTATGGTTTGAAACCATTTGCTGATCCCTATGGTGCCGAATCATATTATTTAGTAGCATTAGATGATTTACAAGATCGCTTTATTGGCGTACTTGGAGTAGATTATCAACAAAAACATAAATTATCCAAGGAAGAATGGATATTTATACGACAGAAAGCGGGTGTCATTGGTACCTTATTAGATGAATACTTAAACGGAAAAAAATAAACTTACTATCTAAATTTTAATTTGGTTTTTCCATAAAATCTTTCTATATTTATATTCAACCAACATTAAAATTCAATGTGGAATAAAATACAAGAAAGGATATTTCCCTTTATAATCGCAACCTCTGCCCTGTCAGTGTCTGCTTCGGCCGCTTTCTATTCAGTTAGTGGCCTTAGCAAACTCTTTGCTGGAGCAGCTTTAGCAGTAATTATTATGGCAACATCTTTAGAAGTAGCTAAATTAGTAATTGCTTCTTTACTTTACCAATATCGTAAAACATTACCTCGAGGATTAAAAATTTATTTAACTACAGCAGCTTTTGTTTTAGTACTAATCACCTCTATGGGTATTTATGGTTTCTTATCAGCTGCTTATCAAGAAACAGCTAATAAAGCAGGTAATATTGATGCTCAAATAGCTTTAATTGAAACCAAACGAGATAACATTAGGGACCAGTTAGCGGTATATAATGCAGAAAAAAGCACTATTAACGGGGCAGTAGCTGATTTACAAGCTGGTTTAGCAAACAACGTCATACAGTACACAAACGCTGAAGGTCAATTAATTACAACAACCTCAAGCTCAACTCGTAGAGCCCTTGAAAAACAACTAGATCAAGCAGTTGAAAGACAAAATGAGTTAAATACCAAAATAGATGGTTTAAATACTCAATTATTTGAGTACGAAACTGAGATAGTAGAAGTTCGCACTGGTAATGATTTAGCAGGTGAATTAGGCCCACTTAAATATCTTTCAGGTTTAACTGGGATTCCAATGGATAAGATTATTAATTATTTACTTTTAACTATTATTTTTGTATTTGATCCTTTAGCAATTGCTCTTGTAATTGCCGCTAATTTTGCTTTTGAGCAAATTAGAAAAAAATATAAGTCTAATCTTTATGGTGAAAAAGTTCCAATTTCTAAAGAAGAACAACGTCAACATATAGTTGATATGATGAAAGCTGATGAAGAAGATGGATTATATGAAGAATGGGACTCAACCTTAAATGATGGTTTAGAAGATGAAGAATGGGATGAAGAAGAATTACCTGTAGATTTAGGTGAAGATGTAGTTGAAGTAAAAAAAAAAGCTTCAAACGAAAATATAGAAGATTTATTCGAAGACTGGGAAAGTCCTTCAACCAACTTAAAAAACGAATTAGATTTAAACAAAGACGGAATCGTAGACGATCAAGAAATAAATTTCGCTAACTTAAAAATACAAAATTTAGAAAGACAACTAGTCCCAGGACTATCAACTTTTAGAAGAAATAAAATTATTAGTGAAATTGAAAGAATTAAATCTCTTTTTCCACCAAAAGATGATGATTTGACAATAAAATATAATTAAAAATTTGGAGACCCGAAAGGGTCTTCGTATATTTACACCGCAATTGAGAGTTATGAAAAAACGAGTATTATATCTTCACGGTCTTGAAAGCCAACAAGGTGGAGACAAAGTCGATTTTTTAGCAGATAAATGTTATGTCCATGCTCCTGTTATGGATTATAGCCGAAAAGATATTTTTAGTTTTTTAATTAATAAGGTAGAAGATCTAAAACCTGATCTTATTATTGGTAGTAGTATGGGTGGTTATAGTGCTTATATATTAGGTGCTCTTTACAAAATCCCAGTTATTGCTTTTAACCCAGCATTTCATAGTAGAAGTTTTGAACCTAATTATCCTGAATTTATTCATCATCAGGTTTGTCAAAATGCTAGAATTATTTTAGGAAATGAGGATACTGTTATTAACCCTGATAGAACTTTAGAATGGTTAAAAGACCATATAATGAACCAACATCCAAAAATTAATATTGAGCGTGTAGATGGAATGGGACATAGAGTACCATTTGACATATTTATAAACAAAATCGCTCATGAGCTTTAATTTACACGGTTGGTTTAAAAAACAATATCTTAGAGAAGAGTCCGGATTTGATAAAAATGTATGGATTACCCTTACTAAAGATGAACAAGAGGAATTTGCTGAAGAAATTTTTGATTTAATTTCTACAGCTTATGCTCCTATTGGTGGTCATTCTAACTACAAATCCCCAGATGATGTTACAGGTGCTGAAGGTGAATCAGACTATATGGTTATAGATTTAGATGATGATCCTGAATTTGATGCTTTAAAGATTACTCAAGATAAAGAAGCAGGTAATAAATCCGTAGGTATGGGACATGATGGTTCAGGACCTGCTAAATCAGCCGCCGTAAATATTACAGCAATTATGCTTAAAGAACCCGGACATTATGTTGAAGTATCAGGTAAATTAAAAGATATTTTACAATCTAAAGGAGTTCCAGTAGTTACAGATGAAGAAACTATTCGTAAAGCTCTTAAAGGTAAACAAATTGAAATGAATAGTGATGGAACTTATTCACGTTATATTGGTGGTTCTAAACACACCAAAACTATGATGGGTAACCCTCTTACCAAGTAAAAAATACGTGGTCGTGGATTCCAATATTAGTACAATTTGGGTCTTGTCTACAAATAGGTTGTTCAACTCTAGCTACACTTTCTGAAACAGCACAACTAGCTAATAATAATAATACGATGAAAGCAAAAATCTTTTTCATATGTTTTGATTTTAATTGTTAATAATTTGGCGATTATACATATTAACGTCATCTGCGTCATTATAGAGTCATATAAAAACGTCATATGAAAAGTTTGGAGCCCCGAAAGGGGCTTCGTACATTTACCATGTAAATGAAAAAATAATAAAGGTTATAGTCATGAAAAAGCATTTCGAAACAGCAACAGAAAAATTTGAGTTCACCGTTGATTTAGGTGGATGGAGAAAGAAAAAAGTATTTGAATTTTTCCCTAAAGGTGAAGAATCATGGTCATCAGCTGCAGTCCGTGAATTGAGTTTGTTTGGTAAAAGCATGAATGTTAGTTCTATTACAAAACAAGGATTAATGATGTATGATTTTGATATGTTAGGTAATAAACTTACTGCTAAAATTAAGTGGGAAGATGTTGAATTAGGAAATACATTAGATGAACCTAAAGAAATCCCCGGATTTGAAGGTACAAAAGAAGCTTTAGATAATCTTTCAATTTTTAAATAAGTTATGACATACGATTTATCAACCAAATACGCTGAAAAAACCGGTATATTAAGAGGTACTATGTCTTGGGTTGCCCTATACGAAGATATTTCAGATGAAGCATTTAAAAAATTAGCTCGTTGTCTTATTGAAGTAGGTGAAGAAGGAGATGCATTAGATAATCAAACAAAAGGTTGGCTAATGGAGGCAGCCGAAAAAAGAGGCATTACATTGTAATTATGGCTTGGCAGTTTATTAAAGAAAGTTCAATCTCACATAGTCGAGAGGTTGTTGAAGAACATATTTCAAAACTTCAACCTCTCAATTACAACCAATTTCGTTGGTGGCGTACTCATACTGATAATGTTAAACCACTTGGTAAACGTGCTCCACTCAAAGATCGTATTGCAAATGGAGATTTTGAACCATCATCTTATCTTTGGCAAGCACAATTAGCGTTGTATACTGCTAAAGACAAAGTCAATCTTCAAACAGATGATTATCAAAAGCAATTAGAAAATCTTGCTGTTGATTTAGCTCGTTACAAACGATTGATGGAAGATTATGAGAAAGAAGAATCTCAACGTATGGAAGATTTGTATAATGCCTTTACCTCAGCATATCAAATTACCAAAGATGAACTTACAGAAGCATTTCTTAAATGGCCCGGTGATATTGCTTCGTTTTATGGTATGGCTGAAGAATTTTTCCGTAAAACCCCCGCTGAAAATAGAAAAAATATGAGAGGGCGTGGTCGTCCTCCTAAAGTAAAAATAGAACAAACACCTAAAGTATTACAAGTAAAACGAGGTCGAGGTCGTCCTCCTGGGAGTAAAAATAAAAAATAATGAAATTAGAAATTGGAAATAATCAAGGACACGTTATTATAGACGATACCTCAGGAAAAATTATGTCTGTATTAGTTAGAGATGCTGTAGAAGGTAAATCTGATTTTATTGGTACTACCAGTTATACTAACAACCATGATGGTACCCATACTGATATGAGACCTACTCCTTGTTCAAATCATGCTACCCAACAAGACGAAGATGAAGAAGCTGAAATGCGAATGAGAATAATTATGCAAAATGGTAACACAGGAGAACACTATGACTTGGATCCAGAAGAATAGTTTCATATATTCATTTTAAATATTTAAGTTATGATAAAAGTAAGCCATGAAACCCCTTTATGTTTGCTGGGGGATAGTGAAAAATTTAACGACTATGACTATTGCTTGCCTCATTTACTCGATGAGGAGGAAGGTTATCTAGAATATTTTAGACAAGCCAAAGCAAAAGGTCGATACATTATTATGGACAACTCACTTCATGAGCTAGGAAAAGCATATGATACTGAACGTTTAATGTATTGGATTTCTGAATTAGAACCAGATGAATTTATTGTACCTGATGTCTGGCAAGATAGAAATGCATCCGTAGAAAATGCTAAAGAATGGGCTAAAATTATTCTACCTAAAAATACTACTAAAGTAGTTGTTGTTCAAGCAACTACTATCCATGAAGCATTTACTTGCACTCAGGCCTATAAAGATTTAGGTTATGAAAAAATTGCATATTCTTATGGTGCTTCTTATTACAATGATGTTGTAACTCACCCTAATAAACATTTAGGTAAAGCTTTAGGTCGTATGGTAGTTTTAAGTACTCTATATAATCAAGGTGTTTTAACTAAAGATGATAGAGTGCATTTGCTGGGTTGTCAAGTACCTCAAGAATTTGGTTGGTATAAAGGAATTGATTGTATTGAATCAATTGATACTTCAAATCCAGTAATGGCTGCTTTAGAAGGTATTTATTATACTGATGCTGGTTTAGATAAAAAACCAACAGCAAACATGAATGATTATTTTTATATGTTAAGTGATCAAGTTAATTATGATTACTTAATTCATAATGTTTATAAATTTAGAGAAATTAATGATCTATAATATGGAAGAAGAATACGTAAGTTTATTTGATTACCTAGGAAAACCCGCAGGTGAAAAACTAGGTTTAGAAGTAGCAACAGCTGCTGGTAAAGCAGGAGAACCAACTAAAAGAAAAATGGTTGCAAATGCAAAGTATAAGGGACCTGTAAATATGTTCCGTCGTGAATTTTTAAATGAATATTTTAATCAACAAAAGCGTTAGCCTATACGCTTAAAATACCTGGCAAATTTAAATTATATAAATTATGTTATTTACAGACGACCAATTAGGTAAATTGAATGCGAAACACGCAGTAGTATCACTTTCAGGTGGTATGGATTCGAGCACTTTGTTGCTTAAATGTATCAAAGAATTTGATACAGTAACGGCTTTGTCTTTTGATTACGGACAAAAACACCGAGTTGAATTAGAGCGAGCTCAATCATTAGTTGATTATTTGAAAACTAGTGGTTATGATGTTCGTTATCGAGTAATCAAATTAGATGGTTTAACAGACCTATTAAATTCTGCTTTGGTAGAAGGTGGAGATGAAGTGCCTGAAGGACACTATGCTGAAGAAAACATGAAAGCAACTGTTGTTCCTAATCGCAATAAAATCTTTGCTTCAATTACTCAGGCAGTAGCACTTTCAATCGCAGATAAAACGGAAGAAAACACTGTAATTGCGATGGGAATTCATGCTGGTGATCACGCAATCTATCCTGATTGTCGTCAAGAATTCCGTGACTTGGATTTTGAAGCATTCCGTTCTGGTAACTGGGGTTCTGAAAGAGTATTTGTTTATACTCCTTATTTAAATGGTGATAAGTTTACTATTTTGGAAGATGGGCAATGGTTGTGTGATTACTTAGTAATTGATTTTGATGAAGTTTACTCACGTACTAATACTTCTTATAAACCAATTAAAATCTATCATCGCCCAGAAACTAATGCTTACAAATGGTATTCAGATTATAAATCAGCATCATCAGTTGAACGTGTAGAAGCATTTATTAAACTTGGTCGTCCTGATCCTGTAGAGTATGCTGATGAAAATGGTGTAGCAAGTTGGGAAACAGTTGTTGAACACGTATCTAAAGTACTTGCTAGTCATGAGTGATGGAATAACAGAAGCACGTAGAGGTACTTATTGGGATAATAATAAATACAATCACAATGATAGTATTCACAACCCAGAATTGTACGGTAAAATTAAAAATACTAAAGATATTAAATTGAATACTGAAATTAAAAAATATATGCCTAATCAAAAATGGCATCGTTATGTAAGTTTTATGAAATCAGGAGTCCGCATTTTAGGGTATGCTCTTCTACCCTTTAATTTGGGTTGGGCAGTTACTTTTCTTATATTAAGCGAAGGAATTGGTATTATTGAAGAATTAGTATAATGAAAAGAAGTAAATATATTCTCCCAGAACGTTATGTAGTAGTAACTCAAGATGGTGAGGTATTTACTGGCTTAAAAGGTGGAAGATTTCAATATTCACCAGATTGGTCCAAGGCAAAACCCTTGGACCTTTCCAACACCTACTATTTAATGAGAGAAAAAGGAAACGAATTAATAAAAGAATCTGAATTATGAAATATTTGTATTTTAGCGCCCCCTGGTGTGGGCCTTGTCGTCAATACGGTCCTGTTATGGAACGTGTAGGTCAAACAGTACCTGTTCAAAAAGTAAATGTAGATGAAAACCAACAGTTGGCTATGGAATATTCTGTTCGTAGCGTCCCAACTGTAATTTTAATTGATGAATCAGGTAAAGAATTTGCTCGCCATGTAGGAGTAAAAGATGGTCAACTATTAGTAGAACAATATAATAACTTTAACAATGCCTAAATTTCAATCAACAAAAGTATTTGACGGGTTTAGTACAGTATTCCGTCAATGGAAAGCTGAAGGAACACATTGTAGATTTTTACACGGTTATGGTGTAAGTTTTAAAGTATGGTTCGAAGGAGATCTTGACGAACGTAACTGGGTTTGGGATTTTGGAGGTATGAAACGTGCCAAAGGTACTATTGATGGTATGTCTCCTAAAGATTGGATGGAGTATATGTTTGATCATACCCTAGTAGTTGCTGAAGATGATCCTTATCTAGAAGGATTTAAAGCAATGGATGTTCATGGTTTAACCCAAACACGAGTTGTACCTGCTACAGGTGCTGAACAATTTGCTAAATTTATTTATGAAAAACTCAACACTTTTATTAACGAAGAAACCTCTGGTCGTGTTAAGGTTGTAAAAGTTGAGTTTAGGGAACACGGTAAAAATAGTGCTATTTATGGCGATTAACGAAAAATTATGGAAAAAGTCGGCCCCATTAGGTCGCATTGAAGATTATGACAAAGTTCTCCCAGTATTGGAACTTTATAGATGTGTGCAAAGTGAAGGAAGTCGTTTTGGACGTCCTACGATTGCCGTTCGTACTACTGGCTGTACTCACCGCTGCTATTTTGGTGAAGGTGGGTGGTGTGATTCCTGGTATACATCCATTCACCCTGAAAAGGGCGGCTTTACGTTTAATGACATTATTAAAATTTACGACGAAAACCCCCACGTCAAGGAAATGATGTTAACAGGAGGTTCTCCAACAATGCACCCAGCATTGGTAAATGAGCTAACCCACTTTGCAAATGAAAGAGGTATTTTTATTACTATCGAGACTGAAGGTTCTCATTTCCTCGAAACGGATTATCCGATTAACCTCATTTCTTTGTCACCTAAGTTTAGTAATAGTGTCCCTGTTGTTGGTGCCCTTACTCCCAATGGATCAGTTACAGATGAAAAGATGGTTCAAACACACAATCGTCTTCGCCTTAATACTGAAGCCATTAGAGCGACTCTTGATTATCATGCTGACTATCACTATAAGCCTGTCTGGGATGGCACTGATGAAGGCCTCGCTGAAATCGAAACTTACAGAGTCGAACTCGGTATTCCTAAAGACAAAACATTTGTTATGCCTGCCGGAGATACTCGTAAAACATTAATTGAAATGTATCCTAAAGTATTTGAAATGTGTGCTGAGCATGGCTATAACATGACTGGTAGAGATCACATTATTGCTTACGATACTAAACGACAAGTATAATGGAAGAAGCACTTGAAATATTAGACAAAATAGAAGAAAATGTTTCAGTGTGTTGTGCCATTACTATGGAGCCAGACGAAGTTCTGGCTCTTATAGATAAATTAAGAGAAATTTTAAAAGAAAAATAATGTATACTTACAATGCAACTGTAACTAAAGTAGTTGATGGAGACACTATTGATGCTTTAGTAGATTTAGGATTTGATACTTGGAAACAAATCCGTATCCGTTTAAATGGAATTAATACCCCAGAATCTCGAACTCGTGATTTAGAAGAAAAAGCTAGAGGATTAGCTGCTAAAGCTCGTTTAAAAGAGATTTTAAAAGAAAATAAAAATAAATTTATTTTAGTTTCTTATGGAGTAGGAAAATATGGTAGATGTTTAGGAGAAATTTTTCTTACTGAAAATTCAGATAGTGTAAATAATTTGTTGATTAGTGAAGGCCACGCAGTAGAATACCACGGAGAAAAAAGATAATATATGAGAGAATTACTATCTGCAAAGGATATTGATATCCAAACAAAAATTATAGCTAAGCAAATTGCTGATGACCATCGTGGGGATAAGACACCTGTTGTGATGGTTGGTTTATTAAATGGTGCCTTTATGTTTTACGCGGACTTGGTGCGTAACATGAGTATCGACGTAGAATGCGATTTTATGCGCGTTAAATCGTATATAAGCAAAAACAAACAGGGCGACATCCAAATCACCAAAGATTTAGAGACACCCGTTAAAGGCAAACATGTTTATTTAGTAGATGATATTTACGATACTGGTAATACTATGCAGGCAGTAATCGATTATTTAGAAGTCAAACACCCAGCCTCAATTTCAATTGTATCTTTAGTTACTAGAATGACATCACCACTTCCAAAACAAAAATCATACCACGCCTTTACTATTGATAATGAGTGGTTGGTAGGATTTGGAATGGACAATGATAAAGGTTATTTAAGAAATTTACCCTCAATTTGGGCTCTCTAAAATATTTTATTACATTCACGCAAAATAAATAAGTTATATGGAAAACAAACGTCGTAAAAAGCACGAAGATATTGAGTGCGTTCCTGTAGGAATGGCAAATGGTGTAGCAGCTGGCTTCCCATTCACAGACAAAGAAAAATGGTCAATGGTAAATGAAGCCGAAGAAGCATTCGGTAAATTCCTTGATGCCCTAAAAGTTGATTGGCGTAACGATCCTAATTCTATGGAAACACCCCGTCGCGTAGCTAAAGCTTACGTGTTTGATTTGTTTGCTGGTCGTTATGATAATTTTACTGAAATTACTTCATTCCCAAGTGATGGTTATGATGGAGTAATTATTGAGCGAAACATCCCTGTTACCTCAATGTGTTCACACCACCACCAAACAATTAGAGGTGTAGTTCATATTGGTTACATTGCTGGAGCTGATGGTCAAGTAATTGGTTTGTCTAAATTGAATCGTATTGTTGAGCATTTTGGCCGTAGAGGCGCTATCCAAGAACAACTTACTTCAGCAATTCATCAAGCTGTAGATAAAGTATGTGAAGGTAACAAAGGTGTTATTGTAACTGTAGTTGCTACTCACAATTGTGTTTCTTGCCGTGGTATCAAACATCAAGGTGCTGCTATGGTAACTACTAAAGCATCTGGTGTGTTTATGGAAAATGATAACCTAGCACGTAAAGAGTTTTTTGATTCACTAAAAATTAATAATGGTCATGTCTCAATTTAAAGATTTAATTGAAATCGAGTTACGCAATAGTTTAGGTTTACTTCAATCTCTTAGAGATAGAGACCAACTAAGCTTAACCCCAGAAGCTGAATGGGCTTCTATTACAGCAGAACGTATTGCTGTGAAATTTAATGGTGATTATGTCCCATTTGTAAGCGAAGTAGAAACATTTAACGCCACAATGGGCAAACCTAACAATTATGAACCAGTTATTCCAGAAGAAAACGAGTGGATGTTTGTTTACAATTTCATCCTTGAGGAACTTGAAGAGTACAAACATGCTTGTGAAACGGGAGACATTGTTGAGGTACTTGATGCTTTATGTGACATTGCCTACGTTTCTATTGGTAACGGAGCTATGCTACATGGTCTTAAAGATAAGCTATGGTCAGCATATCAAGAAGTACAAGCGTCCAATATGTCAAAGGCTTGTCTTAACGAAGAAGAAGCACAAGCGACTGTTGAACTCCGAAGTAAAGAACAGGGCGAATCTTGTCACTATGAAAAGGTTGGAGACTATTTTATTGTCTATCGAAGCCGTGATCGTAAAGTAATGAAAAATATAAATTACTTTAGACCAGATCTTTCCCAGTTTTTTAGTAATGATGAACTAGCTCGACTTAGAAACGAAACATTAGGAATTTGATGTACAAAAAATGTTATGCTCAACGTCTCAAAGAAAATACTTATTTAATTCATCTTTGGGAGGATAGTGGTTATAGTAAAATTGAATGGACTAATCAGGCCTATAGTGAGTGCGACGAATCAGAAGCCACTCATACAGGTTTGAATGGAGAACCTTTAAAAAAAGTTAGAAATTGGAAACCAGATAACCCAAAACTTCATTTTCATGACATGACTCCTTATCAAAAGTTCCTTATTGAAAAATATGGAATTAATGATGAACCGTCTAAAACTCATCGTGAGCTATTTTTTGACATTGAGACCGAAATGGGAGACGCTCTTACTGAAGATTATATTAAGAGCGCTCCTAAAAAGGTCACCTCAATTGCTTGGTATGATAAACAAGTAGATGAATGGGCTATTCTTATTTTAGATGCTAAAAATCAAATTAATCATACTAAAGCAAAAAATAAAGAAATTATCCCTTGCCGTACTGAAGAGGAATTATTGCTTAAATTTCTAGAAAAATTTAGAGAAATTGATCCTGATATTGTAGTAGGATGGAACAGTGATTACTTCGATATTCCTTATTTATATTATAGAATTTGTAATGTATTAGGTGAGGATACTGCTCGTTACTTATCTCCAATTGGTTTTGTTAGAGAAACTCCATGGTTTAAAGACCAATATGTTCAAATAGCAGGAGTTGAATCACTTGACTACATGCGCCTACATAAAAAATTCAGTTGGGCTGATGAACCATCATTTAAATTAGATGCTATTGGAGAAAAATACGCAGGGATAAATAAAATTGAGTATGAAGGTAGTTTAGACAGATTATTTGAAACAGATATTAACAAATTTATTCAGTATAACTTTCGAGACGTTGAAATTCTAAAAGTATTAGATGAAAAACTAGAATATCTAGCACTTGTAAAAAACCTATCACATAAAGGTAAACACAATTATAGTGAAGTTTATGCTAATACTAAAACCCAAGATGGAGCCATTTCAGCTTATTTATTGAGTGAAGGACTTGTACCCCCAGCTAAAGACCGCAACCCACTTTCCAAGAAAAACTATGCTGGGGGTTACTTGTTTTGCCCTAAAGCCGGTATTTACAACTATATGTTTGATGAGGATTTGACCTCACTATATCCTTCAATTATTATGACTGTTAACATTGGTAAAGAAACAATGGTTGGTCGTATTATTGATGCTGATGATAGAAATAATCGTTTAGGTTTAAATGATTTACTTGCTAGGGATCCTGAAGAAGAACTTATTATTGAAAATGCTAAACGTAAACGTACTAAAATTAAAGTAGGTGGTTTAGTTAATTTGATTAAAGATATGAAAATGGCCGTTTCAGCAAACGGTGTATTCTTTAGAACAGATAAGGAATCAGTTTTATCTACTATTTTGAAAAAATGGTTTGATGAACGTGTTTTATATAAAAACCAAATGAAAAAAGCATATAAATCAGGTGATAAAGAAGCTGGTGCTGGTTTTCATATGAAACAATATACTATGAAGATTTTGTTGAATAGTTTGTATGGTGCAACTGCTCTTGGTAGTTTCCGTTATGGTAATGTTATTTTATCTGAAGCAATTACTTTGAGTGGTCAGCGTATTATTCAAGAAAGTGCTTTAGCAGCAAACCGTCACATGAATAAGGTTATTAAAGGAGAAATTAATTTAAAACTAAAAAAAGATGATTTACAACACAAACCAGGTGAAAGGATGACTGTTGTTGGTACTAGTTTTAGTTTAGGAACCAGTGAATCTTTAGAAAGATAATGAAACATATAGAAGATACTCCTTGGTGGATTTGTGATCCTGAAGATACTAATTATGTAGCATATTCTGATACAGACTCTATCTACATTCATGCTGAACCTCTGTTACGTTATTTGTATCCTGATTTTGATCAAATGTCAAGTGAAGATAAAGATGATAAATTAGAGGAAATTGCTCTTAAGTATCAAGACATTATTACTGATTCTTACAATGATTTGGCTAAAAATTGCTTTAATGTTCAAGAACATAGACTTGAAATGAAGACTGAATGTGTTATTCGTTCAGCTTATTTTAGAGCAACAAGACGTTATGCTCAGTGGATCACTAAGCAGGAAGGTATTACAAAAGAATCACTTGATGTTAAAGGTCTTGAATTTAAAAAAGCTAATTTTCCACCTGTATTAGGTAATTTCTTTAAACAAGCATTAATTGATGTATTGAAAGGTGCGAAACAATCTGAGATTGATGCTCGCGTTAAGGAGTTTAGACAGCAAATATTAGACGGTAGTATACCGCTTACAACATTAGGTAATCCTACATCTGTTAAAACTCTTAATAAATATATTGATCGTAAGGCAAGGGCAGGTGAAATGTTTTCCGTGATTGCTAAAGGAGCCCCAGCATCAGTTAAATCTACTATTGTGTATAATGATTTGCTTAGGTTTTGGAAATTAAGTAATGATCACAGTTATATTGTTCAAGGTGATAAAGTAAAATGGATTTATTTAAAACCTAATCCTTACCAAATCGAAGCTATTTCATTCCTAGACTTTGACTTGCCAGAAAAAATTCGTTTATTTATTGAAGAATATGCTGATCGTAAAAAAGTGTTTGAATCAATTTTGTTAAATAAGTTAGAGGGATTTTATAATGATCTTGGATGGACATTAAATTTAAATCCTTATAAAGAAATGTTTTTTAATTTATAATATGGCTAAAGTATACGGATTATTTTTTGGAGCACATGGTTTTTCTACTTCTTTAATTGTAGATGGAAAAATTGAATATGCTGTAGAAGATGAAAGAATTGCCCGAGTAAAATCTGGTTGGAGATGGTGGAAACCTCCCTATGATTCTATCAGAGAAATAGAAAAAGCTAGTGGTATTACTCTTGAAGATGCTGATAAAATTATTATAGCAGACCCTACAATGCATTATTGTATTCTTCAATTTAACAATGATGAAGTAAATGAAGAATATGCTGCTGATTTAAGAAATCGTTTAATAAAACTTAAATCAAAAGTTAGTTGGATGAATCATCATGAAGCCCATGCTTACAGTACTTATTATCTTTCAGGATTTAAAGATAAAACATTAGTGCTTACCTCAGATGGGGGATCTTATGAAGGAGAATATGGTACTATAAGTTTAGCAGAAGATGGAGTTATGAAAAAAATTCATTCTATTCCTATTGCAACAGGAGCTTCTATAGCTAATATGTGGTTTTATGCTTGTACTTATTATGGTTGGAGAGGTACTAAAGACGAAGGTAAAATCATGGGGATGGCTGGGCATGGAAAATATAATGAATATTTGTATAATGCTATAAGTCAATGTGTTAATTATAAAGGTAATTTAGAATTTTACCCTGGGGAAAATGGTCCTACTACAGATTTTATTTATAGGCATTTAGAAAAAGAAGGATGGTTTGAAGGACAAAAAAATAGACAAGATTTTGCTTATAATCTTCAAAAGTATACTGAAGATATTTTTATGAAGTACCTAACAGATGTTGCTAAAAAATATCCTCAATACCGAAGTTTAGCTTTAGCAGGTGGGGTTTTTGCTAATGTAAAACTAAACCAAATAATTAATGAATCAGGTTTATACGATAGAGTGTTTATTACTCCCGCTATGAGTGATGAAGGTTTAAGTTTAGGAGCTGCTATTAAAGGTTCAATAGATATAGGTGATTGGGATGGAGTTAAACAATTAGAAACTTCGTTTTTAGGATTAGAGTATTCCCAAGAAGAAATTGATCAACAGGCCTCTAGATTATCTGTAACATCATCACCATTAGATTATAAAGAAGTAGGTAAACTAATTCATGAAGGTAATATTATTGCTTTATTTAATGGTAAATTTGAATTTGGTCCTAGAGCATTAGGTGCTCGTTCAGTAATGGTAAGACCTACAGATGCTGAAACCCATGAAGTGCTTAATACAAGATTAGAACGACATGAAATTATGCCATTTGCTCCCTTTATAATGAGTGAATATGCTGATGTTGTATTTGATGTTCCTCAATCTCAACATACTGCTGAATTTATGACTATGTGTTATACAGTTCGTTCTGAATGGGCAGATAAAATCCCAGCAGTAATCCACCGAGTAGATAATACAGGGCGCCCTCAAATTGTATACAAACATAAAAACCCTGTATTTTGGAATATATTAAATGAGTATCATAAACTTTCAGGTATCCCTGTTATGCTTAATACTTCATTTAATGGACACGGAGAACCTATTGTAAATACTCCTGAACAAGCATTTGCTCACCTTACAAAAGGTACAATTGATTATTTGATAGCTGGAAATAAAATTTATAAAAAAGTATAATGAGTATTTTAGTAGAATATAATAAAAGAGGTTTAGGACCTATAGTTCATAACCAAATTGAAGAAGATTTATTAATTTTTTATAACCATATAGTAAATGGTAAAAAATATGTAGCTTATACTCTTGATTTACAAGGAGGTTGGTATAGACAAGCTAATCGTCAGTGGTTTTGTAATTGGAATATTGAAGCTTTTAAATGGAATAAAGGTAAATTAATAAAAGTTGCTGAGGATAATTTTCATCCTTACAAGAAACGAATTCATTTCCATTTAGATGAAGAAGCAACTATTGAAGAGCATAAACAGTATATTTTAGCATGTATTGAATTTATTACGTTGTGGGAAATTGACAGTTATACTATTGAAACTTATTATGCTGATCAATTAAAATCTGAATTCCCAACGTTATTCCTTAGTGAATTTATTTTAGATGATAATTGCTATGCTAATTATGTAATAAAAAGAACTCCTAGTGCTTATAGTAGTTATGAAAATTTTGGAGTCCCATCATTAAAAGAAGAATTTTTATATTTTAATTTTGACCACCCATGTAACCCAGATAATCAAACTTCTTACGAATTTGCTAAAAGTATTTTATTTGGTCCTGATTATGAAAATTTATTATCTTTCTTTCCTTATGAGTGGACTCTTAAAGAACCCATTGTATATTAATACAAATATTAAGTTATGATAAATAAACTCACTCTACAATCAGTTATTAATAAATACTATTTAGGACTTAATGAGTCTGTAAAATGGTCTATTGCTAATAATAATCTTGAAATTAGCTTTATGACTCCTACCAAAGATGTTATTGGTAATGTTATTTGTGAAGGTTTTGAATTAGAAAATGCTAGCTTAGCAATTTATGATACTAAAAAATTACAAAGTCTTATTTCAATTTGTAATGGAGATTTGCTTCTTGAACTAGAAAAAACCAATAAAGTATTTACCAAATTGAAAATTTCAGATATGAATTTCAATTTAAATTATGCTTTATCAGATCCATTGCTTATTGATAAAGTAGGTACTGTAAATGTTCCTGATTGGGTTGTTGAATTAGATCTAACACCTGAAGATATTGAAAATATTATTAAAGCTAAAAGTGCATTAGCACAAATTGATAATATGTTAGTTACTACAACCCAAGATTTAGATGGAAACGATGTTGTAGAATTTATATTTGGTGATGAATCCGGACACAATAATAAAATTACCTATCAAATTGTAGGTAATATTAAGGAACAAAATATGAAACTACCCTTCAATTCAGATATGTTAAAAACAATCCTTCAAGCAAATAAAGATATGGATGGTGGTAAATTATATTTGAGTACAATGGGACTTATGAGATTAGAATTTTCAAATAATGGAATTTCTAGTGAATATTTTATGGTAAGACGAGCAGAAACTGAATTTTAAGTTTAAAAAAATATGGAAAATTTTTTATTACATAATATTCCTTTTAAATTACATACTAATGATCTTATTTCTAATGATATAAGCCAAAGTAGGGATTTTTATGAAGTTGAAATTTTTAAATTATTTCAACCTTTTATACCAACAGAAGGTGTAATTTTAGATATTGGGGCTAATATAGGTAACCATTCGGTAATGTTTGCCTTAAATTATCCTAATTCTAAAATATATGCTTTTGAACCTGCTATGATTAATTTTGAATTATTGGATTTTAATACTAAAACATTGCCTAATATTGAAATATTTAAAATAGCTTTAGGTAGTAATAATGGCCTAGTTAGTATGAATTGTGAGAATATAACTAATAAAGGTAGTTTTGTTATAGATAGTACTGGGGAAAAAGTACCATCAATGAAAGTAGATACCCTTAATTTTTCTTCAATTTCATTTTTAAAAATAGATGTAGAAGGACATGAATATTCTGTAATAGAAGGAGCCGCAGAAACAATAACTACCCAAAAACCAGTTATTTGGATTGAAGATTTTTCTTATGACACTGTTAATTATTTAATCAATAATTTTAATTATAAAATAAGAGCTAAAGGACCTTATAATAATTTTTTACTAGTTTCTAAAAATTAATATATGTATATTCGACAAAACCGATAACTTTAGGGAGCTGAGTTTTGTTAAGTTTAACCCGCTGATCTTCGGACAGCACAAATTTTAATGATATGAGTACATTATTTTTCGAGAGACAACTCTCACCATTTGATCTATTATTTAAAGACTTTTTTAAGTCTGAGTTGGATTTCCAACCGGCTATTGAAGCCAAATTTTCCCACCCAGTAGATATTTTTGAGAACAAGCATGGGCTTCATTTTGATATTGCCTGTACTGGTCTTTCTAAATCCGATATTGAAATTAATATCGAAGGAGATGTTCTTAGAATTTCCTACAATAAACCCAAAGATGAAGCTTGTTGTGAAACTAATGAGTGTAATTATATTCACAGAGGAATTGCTAAGCGTTCATTTAATTTAGGTTATAAAATTGCTCCTAAATTTGACCTCTCCAAAACAGAGGCAATGATGGAAAACGGATTGCTAGGAATTAGAATTCCATTTGCTGAAGAAGCTAAACCAAAAGCAATTAAAATTAAGTAAATAAATCGCTCCCTAAAGTTGGTTTTGTTAAAAAAAATTCGTATATTCACGTAAAATTAAGTTATATGACAATTATTAAAGATCCGGCACTAGAGCCATTCCACATTTCTAGAGATCAACACTGCTACACTGTAGTAGAGACTATTACTCCTGAAGCTAAAAACTTAGAAAAAGGTAGTGAGGGTAAAGTTTATGAAAAACCCTTAGGTCACTTTGGGAATTTAGAAGCTGCTCTAAAAAAAATCGTAAAAGCAAAAGTTGAACTCAAAGAAGAATATAATTCAATTTTAGAATATATTAGAGAATACAATCAACAAAAAGAAACAATTAATAAATTATTTAATCAAGTAAACTTATGAGTTTAGAAGCACTATTTGATGCGGTTATTGTACGACCGATTGAAGAAGAAGAAACAATGTATGGAAACATTGTTATCCCAGATTTAGGAAAAGACCGAAATGAAAAAGGTACAGTTGTAGCTGTTGGTTCTGGTAAACCTACAGTAACCGGAAATTTTATCCCTACAGTAGTCCAAGTAGGTGATGTAGTTATTCTCCCAACAATGGGTTTTACTAAATTGGAATATGATGGTGAAGAATACTTTGTTGGACCTGAAAACCAAATTTTAGCACGAATTAAACCTGAATAATTATGCCTGTAGATTTAAGAAAAGAAATTACATTTGGAGCTGATGCTCGAAAAGAATTAATGGAAGGCATTGACATTCTTGCCAATGCTGTAGTAAGTACTTTAGGACCTAATGGTCGAAATGTACTAATCGATAATTACCCAGCACTTCCAATGTCAACTAAGGATGGTGTTACTGTTGCTAAAAATATTGTAGTAGATGGTAAGACCCGAGATCTAGGAGTTCAAGTAGTTAAAGCAGCTGCTATGAAAACTGCTGATAAAGCTGGTGATGGTACTACAACTTCAACCTTATTAGCTCGTGAAATGATTAAAGAAGGTCTTTCTCATCTTAATAATGATGCTAATGCCGTAGAAATTAAACGTGGTATTGATAAAGCAGTCCAACAAGTAGTTGAAACTCTTCGTATTAATGCTGAAGATATTTCATCTGAAGAACAACTAGAACAAATTGCTACTATTTCAGCTAATAATGATCCTGAAATTGGTAAATTAATTGCTACTGCAATGGAAAAAGTAGGTCGTGATGGTGTTGTTCATATTCAAGACAGTACTACAGGTGAAACTTATCTTGAAACAGTAGAAGGTATGCAATTTAACAAAGGTTATAAATCACATTTCTTTGTTACTGATAATAATACAATGAGCTGTAAACTTGATGATGTTTTTATTTTTATTGCAAACCACAAATTTACCCAAGTTAAAGAATTGCTTCCTATTTTAGAAGGTGTTTCTGCTACAAATAAATCATTGTTGATTATTGCTGATGATGTTGAAAATGAGGCACTTGCAACTTTAATTGTAAATAAAGCTCGTGGTACCCTAAAAGTATGTGCTGTTAAAGCTCCTGATTTTGGTGATCGTCGTAAACTTATTTTAGATGATATCGCTACTTTAACAGGTGGTGTTGTATTTGACAAAGACAAGGGTATGAAATTGGACAAATTCAGTTGGGATTGGTTTGGTCAAGCTCGTGCTGTAACTGTTACTAAAGAAGAAACTACAATTGTAGATGGTAAAGGTACAGAAGAAGCTATTGAGCAACGTGTTGCTGAATTGCAAGCACAAATTAATAAAGCTACAACTCCATTTGAAGTTGAACAATTGCAAAATCGTTTAGCTAAAATGGTTGGTGGTGTTTCTATCATTCATGTAGGTGGGCATAATGAAACTGAAATGGTTGAAAAGAAAGACCGCGTTGATGATGCACTTCATGCTACTAAAGCTGCTCTTGAAGAAGGTATTGTTCCTGGTGGGGGTGCTGCTTTACTTTATGCTCGTGAAACTATTGAAAATAAAGGTAACATTGGTGCCCAAATCGTGTATAAAGCTTGTGGTAAACCATTTGAACAAATTCTTGTTAATGCTGGTTATTCTTCAACTGATGCCCAAATGATTGGCAAATATCGATTAGTGGATTCAGGTAATGATATTTGGGCAGGTTATAACCTTAAAACTGACGAGGTTGTAAACATGAAAGAAGCCGGTATTATCGACCCAGCTAAAGTAACTCGTACAGCTCTTGAAAATGCAGCTGCTGTAGCAGGAACATTGCTTTTAACAGAATGTACTATTGTAGCTCATCCTGAACAAAAAGAAGCAACACCTGATGCAATGTATTAATTATGGAAACTAAAGTAGTAGAACATAATGAACTAATCGCCACTAGAGTGCCACCTGGAGACAGGTGGACACTCGTTGGTGATCCTAAAAAAGAGGTATTTAAAACTTTAACTGATGCTTTAGAAGCATTTCTACATCAAACCGGTTTTAAAGGTGCTTATAGATTAGATCCTATAAATAGTAAGCTATACGCTATCCAAACTCACGAAGAAGAAGTAGTGAAAGAACAACCTAAAATGTATTCGTTGTACGGAGAATTTAAACAAGGAATATGAGAGACGCCGAACGAGTAGATGATTATGATTTCCTATTAGGTGAAGAAATTACCTTTAATGGAGAAAAGTATACAATAGATGGTACTTGGCGTGTCTTAGGCAGAGGAAGTTTGTATATTGCATTACACAGTAAAAAAGGATGGATGAATGTTCATGCTCCTGAAGTTATAAAAACATACATAAATGAAAGATCACTCATTACTAGTTGAAAAATATCGTTCTAAAGTATTAGATGAATATGTTGGGAATGAAAATATTAAAAAAACTATTGCTCAATATTTGAGTCAAAATGACATTCAAAACCTAATATTTTATGGACCAGCTGGAACAGGTAAAACAACTCTTGCTAAGCTCATTGTTAAAAATCTCGATTGTGATTTCCTTTATATTAATGCCTCGGATGAACGTGGTATTGAAACAATTAGAGATAAAGTTTCGGGATTTGCATCAACAGCTAGTTTTAAACCACTTAAAGTGGTCATTTTGGATGAAGCTGATTTTCTTACTATTCAGGCGCAAGCTTCGCTCCGCAATGTCATTGAAACGTTTTCGCGCACAACTAGGTTTATTTTAACCTGTAATTATGTAGAGCGTATTATTGATCCTTTACAATCACGTTGCCAAACACTTAAAATAGTACCTCCATCAAAACAGGATATTGCTTATCATCTTATAAATGTTTTAAAAGAGGAAAAAGTAGATTGCACTGCTGATGATTTAAAAAGCATTATAAATCAGTATTATCCTGATATTCGTAAAATGCTTAATACTATTCAATTATCAATTCAAGGTGATGAGGTAGTAATAGATAAATCAATACTTGTATCATCTAATTATATGACTCAAGTACTAAAAGAATTATCTAAGGCAAAACCAAACTGGAGAGAAATTAGACAAATTATTGCAAATGCTAACGTTCAAGATTTTGAGGAGCTTTATCGTTATCTTTATGATAATGCTTCTGTATACGCAAATGAAAATGAGGGAATGGTTGCTATTTACATCAACGAGTATAGCTATCAGTCTAATTTCCGTATTGATAAAGAAATTAATGCAATGGCGCTCATTGCAAAATTAATTGAGCTAAAATGAATTTAGTTGGTAAAGATGGTCCTATTAAAGTAACTTTTTTAGACTCTAGTACATTAGAATCTATGGTTGCTCATAAATCTTATCTGGACCAGAAACTTACTTATACTAACGATGGTCGTCTTTTAGATGAAAAAGGTCAAGCTGTAATGATGGGTTGGGAAGAACCTATTATGAAAGAACAAGCTAAAACTATTACATTTTCTAAAGGAGATATTTTAAATGTAGGATTTGGGATGGGTATTATAGATTTCTATATTCAAAAGCGATTCCCTAGAACTCATTGGATTATAGAATGCCACCCAGATGTTCAAAAGAAAATGATTAGAGATGGTTGGTTAAAAGTACCTCATATTAGATGTATTTTTGCTAAATGGCAAGATGTAATTAATTATTTACCTAAATTTGATGGTATTTATTGGGATACTTGGGAAGAACCACCTGGAGATTTTTTTAGAGCTTTACCTAAAATTTTAAGAAAAGAAGGAGTATTTACATTTTTTAATAATCCTAGTAAACAAGATATTAAAAAAGGATATAAAATGAATTCTTCAAATTATAATATCCTTAAAGATTTTATGAATATTGAATTTTCATCATTTCCCATTCCAAATATTCCTTCAAAAGAAGAACAAGGTAGAGAATATTGGGATCCCTCAAATACAACTTATTACAATCCTATTTGTACTTTAAAATGAAACATTTCTTAAAATTTCTTTTAATTTGGATAAGCCAGAATTTGGCCATACCGTTCTGGATGATAGGCCACGTTCATTTAATGACAACAATTTATCAAGACATACATGAGATTTTAGCCAGCTTAAGTATGAATATTTTAGTATTAATTGGCTTTATTTTAGATTATAAACAAACAAAAACAAATAAATAAACAATTATGGATCAACAACAACAAATGAATCTCAACATTGATTTGAAAAGTACACAAGGAATCGAAACCCCAGAGGGCAACAAAGTATTTCAACAAGGCGTATTGCTTCGTAAAGTATCTAAATTTGTAGTAGGTGCTGAAGAAGATGCTGTTATGCCTATTCCTGTATTTTACGACCCTCAAACTGGTAAAATCTTAGAAAGTACTATTCCTTTGGAATTGAGAGAAGAGTATAAAAATGATACTATTTAATGTCTCAAATTGAGGTAAAAAATATTTTTGGATGGTTGGATGAGATAACTGTAAAGAAATCTCATCCCGATTCTTTCTCGGAAAAATCATGGGATAATTGGAATTCTTACATGATACACAGATATGTATCGATGTATATAGATTACATAGATGTTGTAAATTATGTACAAAAGATTAGTCCACAAAACAAAAAACAAATTTACACCATTTACCGAGAAATGATCCCAAAAAAGAAACTCTGGCTTAAGTACATTAAAAACGAAAACAAAAGAAATTATCAAGAATTAGCTGAATATATTGCTGAAAATTTATCATGTAGTTTAGGTGAAGCTGATTATTATATTGATATTTTACAGGAAACTGGTGTACGTCAAATACTTTGGGAAATGGGAGTAAATGAAGAAGAAGCAGATAAATTAATTAAAAAAGCAAAGTTATGAGCCGATTAAAAGACATGCTCTATACATCAGCAATGGCTGATAAAGCAAAAGCATTACTAACTTTAGATCTTCTAGAAAATAACCCAGCAGGTATTGGAGATCATTCAACAGAAGATTTTTATAAAAATGCTGAAGAAGCACTTGCTATGTTAGCTGATGCTGATGATCGTTTAGAAGCAAT